GCCCCCTTTTAAAGAATCAATTAACTTGAATCAGGTTTACACCATCATGTCGTCAACTCTAAAGATTCTGAAGTATGGGTTAGAACGGTTTGAACCTGCTCCTGCCGCAGTTCCCACGAATGGGTTCTGTTGCATTCCATATCTTGTTTTGAATCCGATCCTTGGCTGGAAGTCATTCTCACCAACGGCTTTAACCATAGTTAAAGGAACGTATGGGCAATAGAATAGACCAGCGTCGTACGGGTTAGTACCTCTGTAACCAACACATACAAAGTCAGCAGTAGCATATGGATCAATATATACTTTCAGTCTACCGTTTAAAGTACCTGCGAAAGTATTACCAGTATCGTCTACAGACAAAGCTGTATTCAATGCAGGTGAATAGTCCATAACACCAGCAGCTGCTAGAGCGGAAGCAACATCAGAAGAAACTAATACAAAGTTACCTTTGCCTCTTCTTGTGTCAAGAGCGATCTTGTTAGATTCTCTTTCGATTTGCATGATAAGTCCTTTGAACTTCTCAGCCATCCATCTTCCATCAGAGTCAGTATTTACGTTAAAGATACCCTTAACAGCAACACTTGATTGTTGAGCACCTAGATTAGCTTTCTGATAAACAGTTCTAATTAACTCTCTGTTGATTTCCGCTAGGATTTCAGAAGAAAGAATATTAGCAAGTTCTGCTTCAGCATCAAGACCATGAATTGCTTTCAAGTCTTGCGCTAATTCCATTGTGTACTCAGCTTTCAGAGCTCTTGACTTAGCAGTTACAGTAGCTTTCTCGATTGAGAATGCCATTTCACCGAAAGCGCCGTCGCCTGATTCACCAACGCCGAGTCTTTCAGCAGCGTCTGTGTCCATACCAGAACCGAAAGTGTTGACGATATCAGCTTCATCAAGGATTGTACCATCACTATCAGCATCTGTTACACCTTCAAGACCAGTAGGTCCAGGTTGATGTGTACCAGTTCCAGAGAAGTCAGTATCAGCTTCATTAAATAAAGCCTCTGTTCCGCCCTGAGTACTGTACTTAGATTTCATTGCAAAGATAAGTCCAGTAGGACCAGTCATTGGTTGTACACCAGCGATATCATATGCGATGAGGTTAGGCATAGCTCTTCGTACTAAAGAGATAAGAACAGGATCGAAAGTTCCGATATCTGAACCTGCCTGGTTATTAGCTGCGGCCGCTTCTGAAATGAAGTTTCCGCCCATATGTTGAGCATCTTCTCTGAGTGCTTGCTCTTGGTTCTCCAACAATCTAGCTACAGTAGCTTTCTTGTGCTTGTCAGCAATACTAGGCACTTCTTCGTGTTCTAGTACTGGAGCCCATTTTTCCATTAAATTTGAATCTGCGTTAAACATTTTTTGTTTCCCCTATTAGATTACTTGTTAAATTTCGAGATTGCTTGTGAGTATCTTTCCATTACATCACTAATATCAGCTGGTGCTGAGTCAGTTCCTGCAATATTTGATACTTCATCAGCTAATTCATTAATTTCTTTTGTAAAGTATGATTCTTTAACAACTCTAACTTTCATTTCAAAGTTATCTCTGTTATCAAATTCAATATCTTCAACTAAAGAACCTAATTTCTCAGCTTCTGTGTCGGCAAGCCCTGAAGATTGTTCTCTTACTACATCAGCTCTTTCTAAAGTTTGAACTGATTCGTGTAGTTTGATATTATCTTCTGTGGTTTTGTTTAATGTTTCTTCTAGTTCAGCGACTGATGCGGAAAGTTCTTCCACAATGTCAACCTTACCTTCAGGCACATCGATATAATGTTCTTTGAACACTGATTGTAAAGAAGTCATAAAGTCTTCAGCAATTTCAGTCCTAAGACCTTCTGTTACTGCCACTTCATTTGTATCCATCCAGTTAGAAACAACATAGTTTAAGTAGGAATCAACCTTCTCAACTAATTCGCTTTTAACGTCAGATACTTCTTCTTCAAGATTTTGCGCGTACTCAGTTTCTAGCCTTTCAACTTCATGAGCCAACTTACTAGTAAGTACAGCCTCAAAAATTGTTGCAGCTTTGCCACGGAATCCATCAGATAAAGTTGCTTCTTCAGCGATTACTGCATCTAAATCTTCCTCAAAGTCAACGGACTCAACTTTAGCTTTCGCCTTAAGTTCGTTTTTCTTCTGTGGAGCTGATTTAATTGCTTTGTCAACGTCATCGATAGATTTCTTTTCGTTATCTTCCATTTCGTCAACTTTCGCCATTTTAGCAAAGATTTTCTGCGCATCTTCTTTTCTAGCTTTCTTTAACATATCAACTGCTGCTTGAATTACTCCAGCTTTAGTTTTAGGAACAGAGATTTCTTTGACTTCAGGCTCTTCGTCTTCTTCGTCATCCTCATCGGCTGACTCTTCGACTTCTTCCTCGTCGTCATCTTCGTCTTCTTCTTCCTTCACTTTTTTAGCTTCAAGAACTTCTTCGTCTTCAACTTGTTGGTCTTCAACGAGCTCGTTCTCAAGCTCTTCAGCATCTTCTGATATGTCATCGACAACTAGTTCATTTTCTAGTTTATTTTTGTCTATAGACATTTTGTATTCTCCTCTATTAAGAATTTACAAGTTTAGAGAGGAAATTCTTAAAAGCTTTAATCTCAATATTAGCAGAGCCAATACCTCGAGCTTCTTTTATTTCAGTCTCAATTATCTCAATTTCTTGTGGTTTCAGTACACCGTTATCCCATATCCATTCAACACCTTCCATGATTCCATTGACAAACGCCTCTGGAGCACTAGGGTCTTGAACGATATCGACTGTGGAAAGCATAAAATCTTTACCAACATGCGATGCACCTTGTTTATTCACAAGAGTTCCCATACCACGACTTGAAACACCAAGCTTAACTCCACCTTCAAGAAGACCTTCAACGATCTTGCCCATAGGGGTATTTAATATTGATGCTTTTCCAATAACATCACTTCCTTCAAATTTGAGTTCAGTAATCTTATGTGAAACTTTATCAAGATTGATAGTCGGCCCTTCTGGGTGATTTAATTCACCAACCGCTCTACCAGTCTTTACCTGTTCTGTTACGTACTTATTAACGGCACCTTCTAGTATAGATTTCTCATATACTCTACCGTTTCTATTCTTTTTATCGGCCTGCATAAACACGCCTTCGATGACATACGTTTTGCCACCGTTCTTATTTTTTTCTGTAATAACCTGAAGGTTACTGTCATGATACTCTGATATAAGTCTCATTCTAGTTCTTCTCCTATTAATTTACTCTTCTGCGACACCATCGTCAGAAGGTTTGCCTATACTAGATGCAATTTGTATCTTCTTTGCATCTAAAGCTGCTTGTAATTTTTGAGCAATAACACCATCGAATGCTTTACCAGCACCGATATTATCACCTTTTCCAACATTATCAATTAATTCTTCAATAGTCATTATTTAGTTCTCCTAGTATATATTTATAATAATTTAAAAGTCAAGATCTTCGTCTTCATCGCCACCCATAGCTTCTTTTTCAGCAGCTATCTGGCCTTCCATTTCTTTCATGGAATCATCATCCATTTTAAGAACATTCTTTGCAATCCACTCAACGGAAACATACTTACCAGCATATTCGTCTACTGTGCCTAACATCTCAAATCTTTCTCGCATCATCTCTGATTCTTTTAATTCTGCAAAGTAGTTATCTTCAATAAAGTCATATGCAATATATGTTTTCCACTCATTCCAATCAGCAGCTGTAATAATACCTTTAAGAATAAGTTGGGTTTTTAGTAACTGATTAAACATATCAGTAAATCTTTTTCTTAATCTATCAATAAACTTCTTAAATTTAATCTCGTCCCTAGAGATTTCAGTACTTCTGCCTATAGTAAATTGTTGTTCTTGTTCTAATCTACTAATAGGAACATTCAATGACTTGTATAATCTTTTCTGGAAGTATATAATATCATCAATCTGCCCGAGGTTTTCACCACCAGGCAATGTTGAAATTTCAGTACCTCTTCCACCTTCTCTACGCGGTAAGAAGAAATCTTCCATCATGCTCATATGTTTTCTATCGTCTTTTATATCACCAGTCTTGGCATCGTATACCAATTTATTTCTATACTGGCTCATAATACCTTTTAAGTATTCTTCTGCCTTACCTTTTGGTAAGTTACCAACATCAATATAAAATATTCTACGTTCTGGCGCTCTACTTATTCTGTAGATAACCAATGAATCTTCCATCATACGCAGTTGGTTAACAGGTTTAATTGCTTTATGCAAGTAAGATAGTATTCTTTTTCTATCAGGTGATAGCATTCCTGAAGTCGCATAACATATTGCGTCAGGGTGTATCTTTAAACCTTGGCCTGCAGCATTCATCTTAGTGTCTTGGAACAAGAAGTATTCCTGTTCGTTCTTAATAAGTTTTGCCCCAGTTTTAGGGTCTTGTGCTTCTTCAATTTCTTTGACCTTTCTTAATTTAGTAGGGTCAATATATCTTAGTTCTTTTATACCATTCTTTGGTGAACTATCATCAATAATAATATGATAAGGTAATCTTCCGTCTACATACCACTTTCTGAATATATCATGTGCATATGAGTTGAAATTAAGTAACCTTAGTATACTCTCAAATTCATTCTTTACAGATTCTTTAATCTTATCAGAAATTTCTAATTGATCAAGAACCAAATTAACAGGTGCTTCGTCGTTATCACCAACAATAGATTCATTGATAATATCTTCAATAGCAGCATCGCACTCTGGTTGAGATGCAATGTCTCTATACTTAAATATTAAATCGACTTCATTTTTAGCCTTATCACCATCTAAATCAAGATACGCGCCGAAATGACCGCCGGTAGTAATAACACCAGTGCCGTCTTCGTCCGTATTAGGTACAAATGAAGGCCGTATAGGTTCTTCTTTACCCTTTCTTTTTATTTCAAAACCAAAAAATTCTGCCATATTCTTTTTCCTCAAAAAATAATATCAGGAGGGGATAAACCCCTCCTTCTATTATATTTATACATCAAATTATGATGTAGTATCGGACTCCCAATATTGAACTTGTAGTTCAACAGTAAACTCTTCAATTGCATTTTCACTATCATAAGATAATTCAATTGCACTCAAGTTTGTAGGGAATGTTCCACGGATATCATACTTCTTAGTGACTTCTCCAGCTTTATTTAATTGTTCTACAATCATGTCAGCTTGATAGTCAGTAGGATTAGATAGTCCTGTGTTTTCATTGTGGTTGTTAATACCGTTCATCCATCTTTCAAAAGCACCACGAACACTAAAGTCAACATCATTAATGATGGTTACTGACCATGGTTCAAATGTTCTATCACCAGCTATCTGCAACTGTCTACCACGGAATGGTACCATAATTGGAGATATTACTGATGAAGGCATCTGAGCACCTTTACATAAGAAAGAAGTTAACTCGACATCGCCTTGAGCATAACTTGGAAAGTTACAAGTAACTTTGAACATGTTAGCACGTGCGCCACCGCCCACTAATTTAGATTTAAAATCATCTACGCCTAAAATTGCCATTTTCTATTCTCCCTTATACGCCAGCGATTTCAGAGAAATCGACGCCGGTTCTTGTTGCCACAAAGTTTAGAGTAATGAAGTTAATTGATCTGGCAGGCTTGATAAAGATATCAGCCACAAATCTATTAGAATCAATTACTTGACTTGTGTTGTTAGTTTGATCACATACAACTGCAAAGTCAGTCAGACCTCTTCGACCTTTAATGTCTCTAAGGAATGGCTCGACTAAGTTTCTGAATTGTGCACGAGTAAACTCGTCATTAAATTCAAATAGTTGCGCCTCAGCAGCAGTTGATATTGCTTTCTCCAATACTATGAACAATCTTCTGACATTAATTCTGTCAAAAGCAGATGGTCTCTTAAGCAAAGTTTTATCTCCAAAGAGTACAGTACCTTGACCAGGTAATGATACAACTGGATTTACTCTTGCTTTATAAAGTTCATCTCTATGTCCTTTAGAAGGATTGTAAGCCAACTTAGTAATACCAAGAAGTTGACCACGATTCACACCAGCTGGTGAGAACCAAGCATCTGCCACATTATCAGTATTAGCACATAAACCTGCCTGATGGCCGGCTGCACCAATCCAACGATAAGTGTCATTATATTTATCATATACATAAACCGCAGATGAATCTGCAGCTGCATATGAGGTTGATGATATAGCACCTAATCCCATCCAAGTAGTAATTGCACTATTTGGTGTAGCAGAATCTCTTGATAATGTGATAGGTGGTGATATAAATGCCATACAATCTTTTCTACCTACCGCAGTAGTGATAAGATGTCCAGCAATATCCGTGTCGGTTGACCCGGCATCAGGGTATGCAAATAATAAATTTACATCTACTGTTTCTGCATCAGCAAATAGGCCTAGACCTGTTCCGATTTCAGCTGCAGTAGGAGCATTATCATCTGTACCCGCAGAAAGAGTATTACTAACAGCTGCTGTTACAGTAGTGTAAGAGCTAGTAGCAGAAATAGCAGCTCCGGCATTTGTTAAACCTGTTGGTTTATCTAGCCATCGGAGATATTCTGATCTATTGTTAATAACATCTACATAATAATTTGAAGTTCCGTCTGATGATTTAGCATCTGAACCTTGTGAAACGAATTCAAAAGTTTCTAATACTGTTCCTGCTTTACCAGACCATGCTCCATTAACATCAATTACTGCAATATGAAGTTCATCGTTTGCAGAAGTTTTGCCTAAACTGACAGCGTAATCTGAGGTGCCAGGTACTCCAGAAAAACTAGAAGCATAAGCCCAGGCTCCAAATGCTGTTGCATTCGCTGGACATACTTCTACTTTTAAACTGTTTCCTAGTTCGCCTGGGAATTTAGCAACCCACGCTCCCTCACTAATACCGCCGAGGTTTAGTGCTTCATAATCTGTTTCATTTCCCACAAAGAGTCCACCGCCGCCAGCAGTCGCATTATCATGCGATGTTTTAGCTCGAACTACCTTGAGAGCGCCACCATACTTCAAAAATGATGCCGCCGTGAGGAAATATTTGTACGTATTGGAATCTGGTGTTCCGAATGTCTCTGCTAGTTCTTTCTCCGAAGTTACAGTTACAATCTTAGCCACCGGCCCCCAATTAAATGACCCAGCCATTCCGCCAATAGAAGTTGATACCGCAGGTACTACACCTGACGCATCTATTTCATTGACCTGAACTCCTGGTGATACTTGAAATGCCATCGCTTTATCCTCTCATTGAGTTAGTTAATAAGTTTTTCATAATACGTTTATCTTCACTACTATTATTTATAAATAACCACATCCTACCGCAACAACCGATCGAATGCATCTCCTTCAAACCAGAGATTTTCGTCACCTGGCAACTTCTCGCCTGTAGGTGTATCATCATTATCTGGTATAAATCCGAAAGGCAACATATCATCTTGTATTGCTTTTAATCTTTCTCTATATAACATATCTTTCATGTTAACATCAGCAAAACCTTCGAATATATCAGTAGTAACAAACCACGCAAACATAACTAAATTCATCATTAAATCATCGTGGTTTGAACCTATAGCCTGATAAGAAT